CCAGGTTTTATCCTGATCCAAACTTTCAATGTTCACATCGATGAATATTAACAGAGAACGAGGATCCTTGACGGATCCAAAGCTTCGGACGGGCCATATCACTGGTACGTACAAGCATTGTAATGGTGCAACTTATCCAGTTGACTATTACATCGGTACGCAATACGCGTATATAGCTGATCTATACACACCATATGGAATCGGCGTGTGGGGCTACAAGCCCTGCTTCTCTGTAAAGGTCTACCATTCTGTTCGTGGGGCGATGACTTCGGGTCGTAAGTGTGCTGCCGGTCAATACAACGGTGGTCCACAACGCCTGGAGCTTCCAGGATGGTCATGGGATGGAACGCGTCATCCCGACGCGATCACCTTGCCAGTTGAGCAGAGAATTCGGCTCAGTAACAAGGTAGAGGCGAAACTCCCGAGCATTGGCTCGGGCATGCCCGATTTATACGTCTTTCTCCGAGAATTCATGGACATTAAAGATACGTTCAAGTTTCTCAAAGAAAAGGCGTTAGCGACGAAAGCCGCAGGGGCACACCTCTCATACTCATTTGGGATTCGACCGCTTCTTGGCGACATTCATAAGATACTTTTGAATGCACGTAATTGGCGGGACCGGATTTCCAGGATAAAAGACGGGATAGGGAAAGTCCATGACATAAATACGAGCGTGGAGTGGCAGGAACTAAGCGACAATTCATTAACAACGTCGCCCTGCGCATCCAGGTTCATAGGTAACTGCAGTATCGGGCTAAATGCCCACTGTCCTTACCAGTGGAATTGCGTCTTCGCGAATGAAGAAAAGACTGAACATCGTCTCTCTCAAACGCTAAAATATCGGTACAGTTGGCCTGCAGAGGCCGATGTAATCGATAATGACGTAATGGGCTTTCTTGTGGCAAACAATCTTTTACCCCAAAGACAAAGCGCTTGGGAACTACTTCCATTCAGTTTTGTTCTTGATTGGATTGCCAACACCGACAAGGTGTTGGGGCCACTAACTGAAGGAATGGGCTTTGACTGCATGACGTCCATTGTGGACACATGTCTGACTTACAAAGTGCGGCGTACTGTTAGGCAAGCCTCCAGGTTGGAGGCGAACTGCTTTAACAATATTCCCGAAGCCAAAACAGTCGAGGACTATTTCTATCGATGGGTTGGGGAAGATGCTCTGGATCTACTCGATTGGGAATTCAAACTCCCGAATTTCGCGCAGTTCCTCTTAGGAGGCGCTTTAGTGGAATGCTTACGCCACTAAAGTGTTTGCTCTCGATAATGTAAGTTCTAACTAACTAACTCACAATCACCGGAGGTTCAACCTTATGAGCACAATTGGATCACAGACCATGACGGTTTCGACCGTCGAACGCACCTATAATCCGTCCTGGGACCGCACTTACGCGGCGGACTTAAAGAAAGGTAACACGGCAGTCAAGAAGGCGTCCCTTACCGGGGCAACTTCAATCATGCGTATCACGCACGATGACCGCGCGGGTGTTGAAAAACACATCCTTTCCTTTGAGGACCGTAATTCCCCGGATGCAAACGGACAGAGCCCGATGGAGAAAATCCAAATCACACTCTCGTGTGCCAAGGATGACGCTGCCGCTGAGGCGCGTCTCATCGCTCTCACTCTGGGTGTCGCAGATTACATCAAAGCTGCAGGGGTACTGGATTCACTCGTGGCCGATGAGATTTAATCTCCGTGCCACGGTAAGGTTGGAGGATCCACTCCCGGGAGATTTCTTCCGGTGTGGTGAAAAGCCTTTGGGAGGGAATGGTAGAAACCATGAATGTAAAAACACCTCTCGATCTCTTCAGACCTTTGTTTAAGGACCTTGAGATACTGACAGACGTGTCTCTTCATCGTGATTTAGATACGATTACTCATCGTGTCGAACATGAAGGTCTTCCCTTTTTAACTCAAACACTTCCGTCATTTGGTGACTGGTTCTTCTTGTCACTAAAGACAGACACGATCCAATGCCATCCTTCATTCCGAAGGAGGGTGGCTCTCCCAGTTTTCTTACATGGGTTAACCTCACGTGTGTTTGATGAAAATACAGGGAATCTCCTCGGAGATCCTTGTTATGTGGCCGCGTACGCGGTCCGTCAAATATGTTACCTCCTCTATAAATATGAGGTGACGCCAACGCCTGAGGCAATTGCATCAGCCTTTCATGATGTGATTGAAATAGATCGTGAATTGGATGGAACAGTTGTTATTGATCCGTTCGATAAAGTGTTTCTTGTTGCCGAATCTCTCGTCGATGAATTGTTTGAAAACGTGTGTTGGCAAGATATTATCCCCAAACACGGACCGGGAGCGACCAATCTTGGCCTCATCGATCCATGGGTGAAGTATTCCCACTTGCACGCGTTCACCGATGTATATGACGAAACATTTATGGTTCCTAGTCCCGCGTATTTTAGCGTGGACCAGATTGACAATGAGGATATTTTTGATGGCAATAACACATCATTGCCTAAGCTGCGAGAATCAAAAGTGTCCGCTGTTCCAAAAACAGCAAAAGGACCCAGAATCATCTCCGCAGAATCCCCAGAGTTGATGTGGCTTCAACTAGGCATTGGCCAGAAAATCGCAGACGTACTCGATCACCATCCCCTCTCTAAGGGGCTATTTAATTTCAGTGATCAAAGCGTCAACGGTAAATTGGCCTTGGATGGTAGCCTTACAGGTGCCGTCGCCACGCTTGACATGAGCAGTGCTAGTGACCGGGTTTCCCGGAAGCTTTGTGCTCAACTCTTGCCAAGTGCTATGTTTCGCGCATTAGATGAGATCCGGAGTACTCACACTCTGTTTCCAGCCGTTAAGGAAGTGAATTTCAAAAGCCTATCGTTGCCGTTGTCAAAAATGGCCCCGATGGGAAATGGATTTTGCTTTCCCTTAGAGAGTCTGGTTTTTTGGAGCTTGGCGGTTAGTTCAATCGCTGTGAGTATGAACGGGGTGATTACATCAGACAGGGTATTACGAGATGCAGCGAAACTCGTGCACACATACGGTGACGATTTAATCGTTCCCAGCAAATATGCTGGCACCGTTATGTCTGACTTGGAACGCTACGGGTTTGTTTTCAATGCGAAAAAGTCGTATTGGAGCGGACCTTTCCGCGAGTCGTGTGGGATAGACGCTTTCCTTGGCGTCGACATCACACCACACCGAGTTAAGAAAGTGATACCTTATGGTCAGGAAAATGTAGATAGCATAGTTGGGTGGCTAGACCTTGCGAATAACTGCAGGCCATTGCTCCCTAATCTAGCCAAAGCGCTTAGCGACACAGCGTACGCTGCACTTGGACATACTCCCATCCATCCAGAAAATTGGGACGGATTTCTCGGAAAAGGGAAACCTTTCCAGGAACTAAAGGGGAAAGATGTTCAAGCAGGCGATATTCTGAAACGCGGCGCGGTCAAGTGGGAAATCCCAGGGGGTGCGGTATTGGAAACACCGCATTTGCTGGCACCGTCTGATGGGAAGGTGACCAAGGTGCTATTCCAAGCACCTCGTGTCGTCCGACCAGATGACGGCCAGTTCTCTGAGACCCACAGGTATCTTCGGGCTCTTTGCAAAGCCCCGTCCAACCGAAGTTGGAAAGACCTATTCACACAGGTTGAAGATACTTCCGCATTTTCCGTCAGAAACACAACGGTCCTGGTCTACAAGAAAGT